GTACTGGTTAGGGCAGCTCTCAGGTGAAAACCAAGTGATGCCCGAGAAACCTTTTCCTGGTGTGGATAAACCTGGTGTCCTCCTCGGTGGATTTGTCTACCGTCGCGTTCGCTATTTCTTTCGTAACTACCTTTCCCAACCTGATCCGGAACGAGACCCTGCGTATAGTTTAACGCAGGCGGTCCTCCAGATTAAGAGGGATATGCCTCGCCCTTCAAAGGCAAGGCTGGTTAGTACGAAAGGAGCGACGGAGACTTCACTCACGAGTGTGAAGGACACGCCTCCAGCTGTGACGTTTGCTGGGGACATAATTGAGGATTTTGGCTGGGGTGTTGAACACCTGCACCAGTCAATTGACAAAACGCGAGCCTGTGATCAGATTCGTCGTACTGTGCGTGAAGCTCTACAACACGCACGGTTTACGGACGAAGATCGGCACGAGCCGTTTATGCCATCCTTCTCGGCAAACTACAATAACTCACGGGGTAGGTTAGGGGTCGTGGGAGATCTCCTTGATGGTCATACCGTCTTGGATATCCCCGACTATAAACCTACTGAGCTTGTAGGACAGTCAGTAGTGTTAGGCAACGAGCTATGTGTAGCTATGCGCACTTTTCAGGTCCCATTTCCTGAGGACCTCTTCTCTTTCCACACGGCACCGGGCCCCCTCCGCGAGGGTGAGGCCTATACCATGGTGGACGATTCAAAATTCCGTGAGCACTGGGGGTCGTTCTACGACCTCTTGGCTCAGTACGCAGACCGAGAGATTCCACTTGTGAAAGTGATCTGTCTCTCTGAGTCGCTCAAGGTACGGCCTATAACAAAAGGCCCCCCTTGTACGTACACGGTTTTGAAGCGTCTCCAGAAAAAGTTGCACAGTACGTTGCGACGTTTACCCGTGTTCCAATTCATCGGAAAGGAGATTAATTCCCAAGACCTATTCTCCCAGGTCGGGGATCTCCGAGACGGCGAACTCTATCATTCTGCCGACTATTCCGATGCCACTAACCAGATTCGGTCGTGGGCCTCTGAATGTGCCGTTAACACGGTCGCTCAGTGCCTACAACTGAATGAATCTGAGACCGCCATGTTCCACAGGGCGATGACTCAGCATGTTCTGGAAGTTGGAGAGGAGAAGTTAAGTTACGACGCACAGCGGTCCGGTCAGCTCATGGGATCGATTGTCTCATTCCCAATTTTGTGCCTGGTGAACGCTGCCATGGTACGTTGGGCTTTGGAAATTTCCACCAACACCCGTATCCCTCTCCGGGCGGCCCGTATGGCGATTAATGGGGACGATGCTTTGTTCCCCATATCCCGTGACGGTATCCGCCTTTGGGAGGTCATCTCTTCTTACGTCGGTCTGCTTCCTTCGGTTGGAAAGGTCTATTCCTCCACGAAGTTTGCGAATATGAACTCTACCCTATTCCGTTACGTCCCCCCCCTCCAGGATCAACCTGGAAGGTTTGTGTGGGTGAAGTACGTGAATTTTGGCCTCATTTCAGGGGCCCAACGGTCGAGTATCAAAACGCTGAAG